CGTCATAGAAATCATACGACACGAAGGTGTTGGTATGTCGGTTTCTCGGCACCGATGCTGAATTGACTGAGCCTGTAGCCGAATCAATCAGTTTCATGGCTAAATCGGAGGTCCGTAGACCAACATCGGCCCCGTGTCCGAATCGAACCCTATTTTCGGTAAATCCAATGTCCTTGAGAGACTTTGATTTGAGTCCTTGTAGCGTCAGGCGCGAACCAGTGCTTGCTGTCTCAATATCAGACGCTACAAGGCGATTTACAGGCTGTTCTGCGGCGTATATCATCGTGGGAGTGGATTTACCCGCTGTGAGTTTACGATTGTGGTAGAAAACGGCTCCATCGTAGGCTGAATTGTGCAAAACCCGCACTCCGTCCTCTTCTTCGACCAATTTGTAGGTTCTATCGTGCGAAATGTCAAAATCCCCGCGTGTTGGAGGCACAACTTTGTCACCTTTGGCGGTTTTTGTGAATTCTGCGTGAATAATCGCGTTATCCACGAACACAGGCGCCCGAACGACCCCCATAATGGGCGTTTGGGTCGCATCTGAGCGTCCTGTTGTACGATTGTAGGCGTTAGTCAAAATAATTCCCCCCTTACAGGCACTGGGACATCACCAATCCCCTTGACCGGCATAATCCGGCGAGAAAGTTGTTTGTTGTGGGTCCATCATGCCTAGCGAATTTAGCGTGTATTGTAATTGATTATTGAAGGGCTGCCCCCATCTATCAATTCCCCCAGTCGTCACACTTGGTACATTCGGCCCGGTGGTAGTGGGCGTAATTTCTGGGGGCAAAGGGCGAATTGGCATAGCACCTGCATCGAATTCTCTCATGCCTCTTCCTCCTTCGGTATTGAAGTTATGCGTAATACCTCGGTATCTGTGCTCTGTGAAGTGCTCGGGATTCCATGTATCGGTGCTGGGCGACCAGTGCTTGTCGCGTGAAGATATTACATCCTCATATCCCAAATTTTTCAAATGCTCCTGCAAATTATCATGTGTTCTTTGTGATGATACATTACGGTTGTCAGAACGTAAATTTGACAGTCCATATTTTGGATTTGCCAGCATAGACAGCAGTGCCTGCTGATACAATCCCTTGCCTCTGTGTGCATCATCAATGTGAGCCATCATTACCTTGGCGCCATACCCTTCCGGGTAGATGCTGGGGTCATAATCACCAGCCGGCTTTGTGCGGATTCTGAACTCGCCTAAATTTTGATTGCTCAAATCGTCATGCATCAACTTGTAAGTTCGTGAGTCGCCATAATCTGAAAGTCCAAGATAATACCCAGCACGTGATAAGTCAACAGGTTTTTTGGGGGGTGTAGGGCGTAACCGCTCTACCTCATCTATTCCTACGTCTAAGTGCGTCTGAACAGCCTTCAGAACTAACCAAGCCTTATCCATTGGTCCCATGAGTCTCAATCCCCGCTGTGGTCTCCTGTGTTAAATGAAGTCGAAGCATCCTCGCCTTTTGGATGTAGCGATTGGCTGTAACGTGGCTCTACTGCGTAGTCAGGGCGGCTTTCCTTATCGTCATCTGACTCAACTCTGCGTCTAGGCGCATCTGAGCGGAAGTGCTCTAACGTGTTTTCACTCATCACCATGCGACCGACTGTCTGACGGATGCTTGTGTTGTCGAATCCTGTCGCATCAGCGCCGGGAATCTTTGGACCATCGCTGCTAGGCGCGACAATGCTGGCTGTGGGGTCCACGTAGTAGACAGGGGAGTAAGGGGCATCAGTTGGACCGACTGTCCCTGTGCGAGCATTGGGCACATCGTAGGTGAACAGTCCATACTTGCCACCAGCGGTAGACCTGTAGAAGTTGTTCAGGTAATTGGTGCTAGACGCTTTCTGTGGTGCTGCTGCCTTAACCGCTGGAGTATGCCTAAACAGGCTGATGTGCCGACTATCAAGCACTCTGTTTGGTCGCATGAGGAATCGCACAACTTTGTCCTTCGTGTTGGTCTTGCCCACCTTGGGTTTGTATGAAGAACTACTCTGATACGGATTGCTAGTGTTTGTGGCACTTGCATTACCCCAGCCTGTATCATCGAATGCCTCAGCGTAGTTCCGAGCCTCTAGAATGTAAGTCCCACCAAGAGGCCACATAGCGTGTGCGTTCGACATCCTAACGACTGCTGCCTTGGGCTGTGCAGACCAATTGAGGCCTGTCAAGTCGAAATCGCCAATGGTGCGGCTACCACCTTGCATCGCCCCTCTCAGTGATAGGCGCTGTCCTACTTCTCGGTCGGTGTGCAGGCTGTAAGCCTGTGTTGAGATACCAACATAATCGCGCTGGACACCTGATGTGAGTTCACCTATCGTATCAGCATCCAGCCCAATCCGTGGACCTGTGCGTGCGACTGGGTCAGCCAAATTCTCCAGACCTGCACTGAAAGAGCCGACCATAGACTCTACCCCTTCACCGACGTTGGCTTCCGGTTTCAGGAGTCCATCATCATCGGCAACGCCAAGACGCGACGAAATACCACGTTTGACTTCCGTATTCTGTAAATCGTCATTTCTGGGTCTGACGTAGCCTTGACCGAAATTGGGCTCGGCTGTGTTGTGAGACATGAGCATACCCGTTGCCGCTACAGGTGTAGAAATGTCATGAAGCAAACTCTCATTGAATAGTGTGGGCCATCGAACACCTCGACCATCTCCTCTGTCACCTACACGCATCGCATTTGATGGGTTGAACCAATCTACAGTTGCCATGGCCGCTGTGTCGTTGTTGGCTGTGTTTGAGTTACCGCTCTGAATGTCGTTTTTACCTGAGATAAACAAACCAGAAGGTGCGTTGCTGACCCCACCGTCCGTATAGGCATCTTCTGGGTCCCAAGCAGGTCGAATACCGAACCCACGCGCTGGGAATCTACGGACATCTTCACCGCGAGTATTGCCCCACCAATCAACCATGTACCACATGTGCGCAGTTGCTAATTCATGTAAATCAGCAGTTCCTATTCCCCTCATACTATCCCCTGCAAACAGTGGCCTCACTGTTGTGTTTGCATTGGCTAAGTTACGTACGGGGCAACCGAATGGTCGTGTGATTCTGCGCCCATCACTGTAACGTACTTGGCGTCCTAATTGGTCCTCATTAAGTAGTGAAGTAACCTGAGTTAGCCTCTCCAAAATACCAACATAAGTAGCGGGGAATGTAGCATCAGATTGACTTGTGTCTGCACCGACATATTCCCACCCGTTTGTCTTGTTGTCTTGCTGTACAAATGGTCCATGATAGTAACCTAGCAATGCTTGTGCCTCGGCCAATTCAAGATAGCCGCGAACAACAGGGCCCCAACGCGGGCGGTTGTATGGTTGTCTTACTGAGAATCGGTAGCCAAAGCAATGCTGTCGTGCAAACTCTGAATCGGATGTCATTTGTGCATAAGTCCGCTCTTCTACACCACTATTGTCACGGTATCCGACGCAGTCAATGCCAAATGTTTGGTTGCCCCAGCCTATGAGTGTCTCACCAAATCCGTCTAATCGACTGACACCTGCGCCACCACGTGAGCCTCCGGGCCAGAACCCACCAAAGTTGTATTTTGTCCCACCACTGGTAGTACCACCTTGGTGAGCGTGAGTAGCACCACTGGTGAAGTTTGCCTTGGATATAGTGGCAAGGTCCTCAGTAATGGTAGTATTACCTGCTGTTCCTGCAAGTGCCTGTGTAAGCGTGATGTTTTGGGCACCATCCGCAGCGCCCGGAACGGCGCTTACGGTAATTTTTCCATTATGCCCATTTGTGTGTTCTATCGCGGCTTTCAATTGCACCAAGAAGTTGTTTTGAGTAACGCCACTAGACAAGTCAAAGCCAACAGAAATCCCAGTTGCACCAGACGTGAGTGATGCCGTAATAGAACCTGTAGATTTCAAAGTTGCACCTGCTGTTACTGCAGCGAGGTTTGCGACTCCACCATCAGCAATATCTGACACGAAGTAATCTTTCTGTGTACCATCGGTGCTGATAATGTGAATCTTTTGACCAGCAGTCAACCCGTGTGCAGCATCACCGTCTGCACAAGTCACCGTAGCAGTAGCAACAGCAGAGCCGCCCGGTGCGGCAGCAGTGTAAACTGCACCATCACCATCAGATGTGGCTGCGCCTACGGGTGGGCTTAGTGCTTTCATACCCAGACCGAACGGTCCTTTACTCGCAGTGTAGAAGAAGTCGTGGTAGTGGATGGTCTCAAAGTGCTCAGGGAGGACATTCAGCGCTGTTTTCAGCACAGGTGTATCGGCAGTACCCGCCTTTGTGTAGAATGACCGGCTGGCGTCGTCACTATACCAAGTGAATGGTCTACCTAAG